GTATCCCTGAATTAGAAACATGGATTGAAACATGGGCATTTAGCGAAACTATTCACAGCCGCAGTTATACACATATTATTCGTAACATCTATGCAGACCCAAGCAAGGTGTTTGATGAGATGTCGTCCATGAAAGAAATTATTACTTGTGCGGATAGCATTAGTAAGAACTACGATAAGTTAATCGAGCTTACTAGTTGGTATAACTTACTCGGCGAAGGTGAGCATACTGTTAACGGCAAGAAGATAGTTGTTGACCTTTATGAGCTAAAGAAGCAGTTATGGCTATGCTTAATGAGTGTTAATATTCTCGAAGGTGTGCGCTTTTATGTTAGTTTTGCATGTAGTTGGGCATTCGCCGAACTAAAGAAGATGGAAGGCAATGCTAAGATCATTAAGCTGATTGCTCGTGATGAAAACGTACACTTGGCTAGTACGCAACAATTGTTAAAGCTACTACCACAAGACGATCCAGACTTTGCTAAGATTGCTGTTGAGTGTGAAGGACAAGCCCTAGAGATGTTTATGGAAGCAGTTCGTCAAGAGAAAGATTGGGCTGAATACTTGTTTAAAGACGGCAGCATGATTGGTCTTAACGCAGAATTGCTTAAGCAATATGTTGAATGGATTGCTGCAAGACGTATGAGAGCTGTTGGACTTACTGCACCTTATAGTACTAGTGCAAGTAATCCTTTACCTTGGACACAAAAGTGGATTAGTGGCGGCGAAGTACAAGTTGCGCCACAGGAAACAGAAATCACTAGTTACGTAATTGGTGGTACTAAGCAAGACGTTAACGAAGATACATTTAAGGGATTTAGTCTATAATGCTAACACTATACACAAAAAATAATTGCGGTTATTGCTTACAGGCAAAGGCACTACTAAAGAACAACGACATTCCATACGAAGAAGTAAACATTGAGACTAGCGAAGAAGCTAGAAACTTTGTTATTAACGAGGGTCATAGAACCATGCCACAGATTTATCGTGAAGGTAAGTTATTTGTTGAAGGTGGTTATCAAGGACTTTCTGGTATGGGAGTAGACACAATTAAAACCAAACTTGGACTTACAAGTTTAGGTTCACTATGAACACAGGAAAACACACATGTTATATAATATTTCAGAACTACTAAGTAAAGTAGTTACATTAAAAACTACTAAAGGCGATGAAATTATCGCAACCTTACTAGGTTTTGATGAGGAAACTGATACACTAACATTAGAATATCCTAAAATTGTTGTAGTAGCAGGTGATGCAGTTGCGCTTGCGCCATTTGCTCTAACAGCAAGAGCTAATGTCATTATTACAGAGAGTAAACATTTTTTAGCAGTGATGGAAACTTTAAACAGTACTGTTAAAGATTACAATGACTTAGTCACAGAACAAAAGAATTTAGAAGAGTCTGCAGACGAAGATACTAGTGAGACATAAATACTAATATGCCTGCAATCGGTTTAGTAACACAAAGTTTAGTTGGAACGGGGATTGATTTAGGTCCCGGGGCTCTTACTGTCTTTGCAGAATTTAAGAACGTAAGTGTTGTAGGCGATAAAGTAAGTCCTCATGGGAAACCCCCTCACACTGCACCAACTATTATCTCAGGTAGTGGTACAGTATTTGCTGAAGGAAAACCGGTAGTTGTACAAGGTCTAAGTAAAGCATCTTGTGCTCATCCAGTAAATACCGGAGCAGCAACAGTACAGGTGACATAGTGTGGCTAAACTGATTTCAGTTAAAGGCCCACACGCTAGACAACCTCACAGCCCAATTCGCGTACAGTGGAACATGGGCAATCAATGTAACTTCAACTGCGAATACTGCCCTCCCATTCTTCATGACGGTAGCCGTCCTTGGCTACCTTTACAGTCTTACTTAGATGCTGTTGACCGTATATGCGGGCATTATGCTGATATAGGCAAAAGCGTACACTACGAGCTTATAGGCGGCGAAGTTACTGTAATGGCCGGCTTCGAAGAAATAATACGTAAAATCAATGAACACGGATGTAGCAGTGTGGTGTTTACTAATGCTAGTCGTACAGTTAATTGGTGGAGCAAAGCCAAACACTATTTAAATGGTGTTGTTATTACGTGGCATCCGCAGAGCATGGAAAAACAGCATCTTATTAACGTTATTAACGAAATCAAAGACTACGTTAATATAGATATTAACATTGCAGGCATTGGCGGAAGAATCGACGAGCTAGGCAACGATGTAGAAGAAATACGCGAACTGTTTAAAAACTGCGAACGTAACAACTACAACAATGTAAGCATATGTGTTAAGACTATGTATAAGAAGCTGTTAGGCCGCGGCAGCAAACAAGAAACATACTGGCCTTATACGGAAGCAGAGTTAGAAATTATCAAACGTCCCGGTATTAAGCCTGTACCAATGCCTCCACCTGATCCTAACCAACCAGTTTTTGAGCCTGATCCACGAGATTGGATGACTGAATTCTTATATGATGATGGTACTGCAAAGTATGTACAAAGTCATCAGATTATAAATGAAGGATTAAATAGCTTTAAAGGTATGCGATGCTACTTAGGATTTGAAAGCCTTAATATAGATGCCAGCGGCGATATATACAGTAGTTGGTGTGGTGCAAAGCACTTTGGTAATATTGCTACACTTGAAAGTTGGGAATTACCTAAAAGCCTAACTGAGTGTCCAAATGATTATTGTAACAATATTTCAGACATCGCTATTAGCAAGATTGGCTAAAATAGAATTAAACTCGTTCTTATATATATTATTGTTTTGTTTTAAATATTTTAATATATTGCCTAGGTCAATACATACATTTCTAAAATCTTCTTTAACAGTTACATTATCGTTTTCAGTGATTTTAGATAATGCTAACGTCCAGTCGTTACACAATGCATTAGAAAATTGTATAAGTAAATTATAAGATGGGAACACATCTCCAGTTACAGAAATACTTACATCACCTCTTGCGCTTACTCCGTCAATTCTATATATTAACGGCTTGTTTAAAATAGATTTACCTTTTATCGGCTTTATAAATTGTATTAAACAATTATATCCATTTACAGTTTGAACCAATTCTGTCCATTTACTTTTAGGTGAATACACATCATAGAGCCACTTTCCTTCCTCGTTTACTATAGGGGAAAAACCAGCCGGATGAGTATATATACCCTCTTTAATTTTAATCTCTATATTATCACTATTAAACAAAGAACAAACTTTTTCTATTTGGTGACGATTAAAACTATATGTATAAAACTCAATGCACACATTACACTTTAAGTTTTTAAGATTTTTTAAAACTAGATCCCAATTTGAGTGCAACAAAATTTTATCGTTTAGTTCTTCAATGCCAAATAATGGCACTACTACATATGCCTGCTTATTATTTAATACATCGATCAATTGATTGTTTTCAAAACTTAAATGACTGTTGAAGACACACCTACCTTCTTTTACTTTGCTTAACACATCTAAAATATTTGAATAGCTAGATGAGTCACCGTAGCAAGAGATTAAGTTAATTGTATCTTCTGTGTCCTGTACAATTTTAACCACAGTATCAACCTCAATCTCTAGATCAGGATATTTTCTACGGCCAAAACGATGTTGTATCCACTGTGCTTGCGGACCAAGAGTATTGTATACTGTGTTCTTTGTAGTTAGGTCTATATTAATCATAAAAAAACCGTGCTAAGTATTTAACACGGTTTTTTAATTCACTTAAACTTTTTGAATTTAGTTCTTTTGTGAAGAATACTGGAATCCTGGAGCGACTTGATAACTTACTACTTCATCATATGATTCTGTGTCATCATCATAATAATATTGAGTAGCTGTCTCTAACTCGGTTACTGAGGTGTTATATAAACCTACAGAATATTCTTCAACCATTACCTTACCATCAACTGTTCCCTTGATACCAAATAAGTAAATTCCTGGAACAAGACTAGGATCAATTGACGAAGTATCCACAGTTAATATTCCTGTTGCTAGGTCGACAGTCATCCATGGCGGTGTTGGGGCAAATGAGATAACAGCTAAGTCTGTTGCATTTGCTAAGTTAAGTTCTAAGTCTTTAGTGATTGTTTGCCCTAGTTGAACATTAAGTACTCTACCTGATGGAAGATTACTGATGCTTACTTGACCAACTAAACTGGTTGTGATGATTGATGCATACACATCAGTTGAAGAAAATGGTAAACTTTCGTCGAATGCAAGTCTTACCATACCTTTTCGGTGTCCTTCTTGCAAAATTACGTCTTTAATTTCAGCTGATGTTTTGGTAGGATAATTGTTAATCCATTGAATGGCAGCACCTGCAACGATTCCTGATGCCATACTAGTACCTGAAGCTGTTGTATACGCATCTGATGCAGCAATGTCTGCACAAGAAATGTCAACACCTAATGCAAAGATATCTAGTGAAGCACCATAGTTTGTGTAGTAAGAGGTAGTAGGGTCGGTCCACGGAACGTTAGTAAATGCAGTAACATTATAGTCTGCATCATATGCACCTACTGTAATGATTGAATTTACACCAGCTGGTGAATAATTGTTAACATCTGAACCATTGTTACCGGCGGCAGCAACAACAACTAAATTACTAGCGTTTAATTCTGCAATCTTATTGTCTAAGAAATTATTTTGAGTAGTTACCCATGGCAGGCAAACAACTTTTGCTTTGCTAGGATTATTTGTGTTATGGTGTACTAACACTGCATCTAATGCATCAATGATCTCACCGATAGTAATATCGCCTGTGGCGCTATTAAACAGCTTAATATTGTGCAATGTTGCATCTTTTGATACACCAAGAGAGGCACCAACAATAGCACTACCAACCGCAGTACCGTGTCCTACAGTATCACTGAAGTCGCTACCAAAGTTGCTGTATAGATTGTTGATGCTTCGACCAGCAAACTGTTCGTGATCAGCGTAAATACCGGTATCAACCAAGTATACATCACCACCAGTACCAGTATTCAATGGCTCATATACTGTAGCTGGTGCATAACTAGCACTAGCTAAATGGGTTAAGTGAGTTTGGTTAAATACCTGTACAGATACTGATGTAACAGTGCTCTTAGCTGTAGATTCAACTACCCCTGTAATAGAAGTGAGTTGCTCTTCAGTTGCTTCTACTTCAAATGTTAATGAAAACGTGTAAGACTTGACTACTGAAGCGCCAACAGCAGTAATTGCTGCTTGTGCAGATGTATTGTCTGCATGTACTCCTGAGTCCAGCGTGATTAAATATCTAGCCATTTGTGCTCCATGATATGGTTATACTACCAATAAATTTATATAAGTATTTATCATACTCAGGAGTTTTTAATGTCAATTCTGGATTCAAGTCAATTTTATCAAGGGTTTATTCCTGATATCGAACAGCGCCAAGTTTCTTTATTGTTAAACCGGCCCGAAGAGGACGTTAGTTTACACGACTTATGGGAAGCAAAATTCAGTGATTTTAACAAAGTAAACGTGTGCTTAAGCGGCGGAATTGATAGTCAGTTCGTGCTATCTCTTATGGCAAGGTTAAAGAAGGATGTTTCTGTATACATTTTTGCATTCGTGTGGGAAGATTGCGTTTTCAACAGTCCTGATGTAACACATGCAGTACGTTATTGCAAAAGATTTGGGCATAGCTATTCTGTAATTGAGATCGACTACGAAAAGTTTCTCAAGGAAAACAAACATATACAGTTTTGCAAGACATACAGTTTGTCGAGCCCGCAAATAGCATTACAGTTACATATGCTTGATCATATAGAGAATGATAATCCAACTTTTCTAGGTTGCGACATTCCGTTATTTCAATATGATTTTATAGAAAATAAAGCACATCTTGTGAATACTGGGTCTTATCTATCTATACCTTTACCTTTTTTAAATTATGCTAAAATTAATCAAAAACTAATAATAAAAGAATTGTTTTCTATTTCGTCTGAGATCCATTATTTGTCCTTTAAGCATTTCATCGATACAACAAAAAAACACAAACTAGTGATTGATAAAAATTTTCCTAGCAGCGGTGTTAGTCAACCTCTGAGAAAATTATTTTATTCTGACTTAGGTGCAAACATACTACCTCCTCTATTAAAGAATACAGGATTCGAATTATTAAAAATGCATCTAGCAAAAACTACAGGAATTTACAACGAGTTTGATTTAAAATACAGAGAACCTTTAACTTTATTTTTAGCAAACACTCAGAAAGTTGATTTAGGCAGCTTTAGGGTTGTTACCAAAGGTGATGAACTTGGTAACTTATTACAAGAGTTCGAAAACTTTTGTCAAACAACGCCAGATATTAAACCAATAGAACTGTATAACTTCATACTTTAATAAATAACATTAACGCCTTAGGACCGTGGTAGTTACTACCTCGCAGGCGTCAACAGCGGGAACTGCTGGGCTACAAATGATTCGCTACCATTTGAGTTAGAGTGCCACTTATCATTAAGTACATAGATTACTTTATCACCCAAATTGTATAAATATTACATAAGTAAAATTTGGGAGTAACAAAATGTCTAACAAGACTCCATATGAAATTAGATTAGATCTAGTAAAAGAAGCTAGAGAAATCTTGCAGGCGAAAGCTAAAAACCACGAAGATATGCCCAGCACTGAAGAAGTCATTGCTGAAGCAGAAAAGCTAAATGATTTTGTAAGCAAAAAGCCAACTGAAAGATAAGTCTGAACATAATTTTTATAATAGGCACGAATGTGCCTATTTTTTTGTCTTTAAAATCGGCACATCATAAATATTCATGCGCCCTTATAGCTCAGCTGGTAGAGCAACTGATTTGTAATCAGTAGGTCCCGTGTTCGAATCATGGTGAGGGCACCACTTCTTAGAGATGTATAAAACTTTTATACCAATAAGAATTAACAGTGTACACATTTAATAATAAGTATCGATAACATACACACAGGAATACTAAGAAATTATGTCAAATAGAAATCAACGTAGAGTAGCTGCGAAGTCTGAAAAGAAACAAGAAAAAACAGGCAATGCTGTAGAACAGAATGCAAATCCAACAGATGACGTAATGTATCGTTTGTTAGATGCTAAGATTGAAATCCCTGTAGGGCTACTACGCCAGAAGCATATCTTTATTGCTACTCCTTGTTATGGTGGTCAAATTGGTGAACCATACTTCCGTAGTATGATGCGACTAGCAATCCTGTGCAACAAGTTTGATATTAAGTATACTATCAGTACACTAGCTAACGAGAGTCTAATTACTCGTGGGCGTAACACACTTGTTAGCTTCTTTATGGAGAACAAAGATGCTACTCACTTGTTCTTTATCGATGCTGATATCGAGTTCAATCCAGAAGACTTACTACGCCAAGTAGCATATGACAAGCCAGTTGTTGTCGGCGCATATCCTAAGAAAGCAATCAATTGGGATAGTATTATAGCCGCGGCCCGCAATGCTGAATTAGACGAAAACGCACAAACAATCGAAGGACACAGTTCTAACTATGTTGTAAACTTCGACTTTGTTAAAGATGAAAATGGTAACCGTACACCACAAGTACAGATCGTTGATAACCTAGTTAAGCTCAAGGATGCTGGTACTGGGTTTATGTGTATTAAGAAAGAAGTCATCCAGAAGATGATGGATGCACACCCAGATCTAAAATATGTTAACGATATTAACGTTGACTCTAAGTTTGAACCATATATGTATGCATTGTTTGATACAATGATTGATCCAGAGAGCAGACGTTATCTTAGCGAAGATTACATGTTCTGTCGCTTGTGGCAGAACATGGGCGGGGAAGTTTACTTAGATCCACGTACAGCACTTAACCACGTAGGTCACTACACCTTCCGCGGTAATATTCGTAAGTTATTTACAGGTGAAAACAATCACAATAGGAAGCAAATTGTATAATGAGTAATTCAATTATTTCTGTTTTATTACCTACACGAGGTCGTAGGGAAGTTTTAAAGAGCAGTTTAGAAAGCCTAATTTCTAAAGCAAAGGATCCTGAAA